CGCCCGTGGTGTGGGCCGGCGCCGCCGGCGGTTGCCTTCGTCTATGCGACCGATCGCAAGGGCGAGCGCCCGGCTGCGCATATGTCTTCATTCCGCGGCATTCTGCAGGTGGACGGCTACGCCGGGTTCGGCAAGGTCGTGAAGGAGCGCGACGATGACGCCCTGGCGCTGGCCTTCTGCTGGACGCATGCGCGGCGCGGCTTCCACGAATTCCACCAAGCCACGCAGTCGCCGATCGCGGCCGAGGCGCTGGCCCGGATCGCGCGGCTCTATGCGATCGAGGCCGAGATCCGCGGGCAATCCGCCGAACGCCGCCTCGCCGTGCGGCGGGATCGCTCCCGCCCGGAGATCGAGGCGATGCACGCGTGGCTGGACGAACAACTGCTGTGTATCTCGAAAGGATCGGAACTGGCGAAGGCGATGCGCTACGTCCTGCGGCACTGGGAGGGGCTGACCCGCTTCCTCGACGATGGCCGGATCGAGCTCGATACCAACACCGTCGAGCGCGAGATCCGCCGGATCCCCCTGGGACGGAAGAATGCCCTGTTCGCCGGCAACGACACCGGTGCAGAGCACTGGGCGCTGATGGCGACGCTGATCGGATCCGCCAAGCTCAGCGGCGTCGAGCCGCTCGCCTGGCTCACCGAAATCCTCGAACGCATCGTCGCCGGCCATACCAAGGCCAACGAAATCGACACCCTGCTGCCTTGGAACTGGAAAACTCAGGCCACTCTACCAGCCGCCGCGTAGCGCTCACTCGCCAACGCAAGGCCGTCGTTCAGACTGCGCTTACACTTCGACGCTCCCACCGGCTCATGGAAGCTCCTGTGATGCCCCATCAACTCGTGATCCCGGTGGTTCGCCGACCGGAATACGACATCTCGATCGAGCAGTTCGACGAACTCTCGTTTCTACACTGTAGGGTAGTCCGATGGACTCCCTCGGTGTGCCGCGCTCTGCGGCGCGACTTCGACACGTTCAGCAACCTTCACGGCGGCCCGTTCTTCGTTGTCGGGACAGACGACCCGAAGCTCCCGAAGTTTCTCCGACTATTCGGCTTCCGCCCTGACGGAACCTGTCACGACATCGACGGAACGGAGCGCCCGCTTTTCCGTAGGGATTAGTCCGATGGGCGGCCTTTTCGGCGGCAACAAGAAAACCACCTCCACCAACCAGACCTCGACCACCGCGCCCTGGGCGCCGCAGCAGCCCTACATCATGCAGGGGTGGCAGCAGGCGCAGAGCGCCCTTAACACCAACATGCAGAACGGCCCCTACCAGGGCCAGCTTTACGCGCCGATCACGGCCGGCCAGATCGCCGGGGCGGCTCAACAGACCGCCTTCGGCACCGGGCCTGGCTCGGCGCTCGCCAATGCCGGCGCAACCGGCCTCGGGACGCTGTTCGGTAATGCCGGGACGTTCACCAACAACGCGGCGACCCTCGCGGCGAACGGCGTGGCTGGCCCGAACTCGGGCCTCTGGAACACGCTCTCGGGCTACGGCACCGGCTCGCTGACTCCGAGCCTCGTCTCGGCCCCGCTGTCGGGCGCTCTCCAGTCGGCGGCGCTGACCGGCGCGAGCAACCTGACGAACCTCGCCGGCAACTACTCGACGATCGCCAACACCGCGCTCTCGAACCCGACGAACACCGTCCTGGCGAACGCGAAGACTTACGAGAACTCGGCGCCGGTCCAGCAGGCGCTAGACTCGACCAATCAGGCGATCCAGCAGAACCTCGACCTCGGCCTCGCGCAGAACAACGCGCAGGAGGCGGCTACCGGCAACCTCGACTCCTCGCGGGCCGGCATGGAGCAGGGCCTTGAGCGTCAGAGCGCCGCCCTTGCGACCGGGCAAGCCGACTCCTCGATCCTGAACAACGCCTTCAACACGGGCCTCGGGACCGCCACCGGCCTCTACGAGAACGGCCTGAGCACGGCCCTGAACGCGACCAACTCGGGCGCCTCGAACGGCCTCAGCAGCGCGCTCGATACGGCGAACCTCCAGAACAACATGGGTCAGTTCGCGACGAACACCCAGATCGGCGCCGCGACCTCGGGCCTCGGCCAGCAGCAGGGCTTCGAGGGGCTCAACGCGAACACGATGCTCAACGCCAACAGCCAGCTTGGTCAGGGCATCTTCGACGCCTCCCTCGGCGCCAACAACGTCATGAACGCGGGTGCGACGGCCGGCCAGCTTGCCCAGGCGAGCGGCTACCAGCAGCAGCAGAACCAGCAGGCGATCGACAACGCGGGCTATCAGCAGTTCACCAACACGACGAACTTCCCGTGGACGCAGCTCGGCCCCTACATGCAACTCGTCACGAACCCGACGTTCACCACGAAAAACACCCAGGGAACCACCACTCAGCAGACCCAGGGCAACACCCTCGGCGGCCTCATGGGCCTCGCGGCTCTCGCGGCGGCTCCGTTCACTGGCGGCTCGTCGCTCCTCGGTATCGCACCGCTTGGTGGTGCAGGCGCTATCGGGTCTTCGCTTCTCGGCAACGCCCTCAGCGGCACGATGCTCGGCAACGCCCTCAGCGGCTCCCTGCTCGGCAACTCGCTCGGCGTCATGGGGACCGGCGCGGTGGACACCTTCGGCGGCCCAGGCGGCCCGATCTTCGGCGCCTAACCAGCACAACTAGGAGAACTCTACATGCCTGACATGCCCGGCGTCTTCGGGATGCTCAGCGGCAACCCGATGACGGCCCAGATGCTCATGCAGGGAGGGCCGGGTGCCGCGCAGTCGCTAATCCAGGGCGGCCTACTTGGCGCCCCTGGCGCAGCCCCGCCGCCGGTCGCTGGAGCCGTTCCGCCGCCGGCCGCCGGGCTTCCGATGCCTCCTCCGGTCCCGGCAGCGATGCCGGGCGGTGCTCCGATCCCGCCTCCGCCCGCGCTGCCCCAGGCGTCGCCGACCGCGCCCGCCGCGCCGACGACTGACGGCCCGGAGTGGCTCGGCTGGCAGAACAACATCTTCAAGTTCGAGGGCGGCAGCGGCGCCCCTGGCAACGGCGGCGGCCCCGGCCAGTTCGAGCCGTCGATCATCCAGGCGTTCGACAAGGCGAACCCGCAGTTCGCGAACACTCCGATCACCGACCCGGCGAAGCAGCAGGCACTCTACAAGTTCGAGGGGCAGCAGAACGTATCCGCCTTCCCGCAGGCGGCTAACGACCCCGGCCTGTTCTACGCGGCGTATTCGCTCGGGCCGGCAGCGGCGAAGGCCCTGGCCTCGGCCGATCCGAACGCTCCTGCCGCCGAGGTGGTGGGCAAGCTCAAGGACGGCGCTACGCTGATCCACGGGAACCCCGAGTTGTTCCAGAACGGCGCCACCGTGAAGGACGCCCTGACTCGGGCCGCGACCATTTCGCTCGGCCTCTGGTCGCCGGACATGGCGAACCAGTCATCGCCGGGCGCCGCTACGGCGGCTCAAGGTGCGGCTCCGCAGGTCGGCGGCGGGAACCTGATCGACAAGGTTCTCGGCCTGATCCCGAACGCGCCGCAGCTTGCGAAGATTCCCGGAATCGCGACGAACCCGCTCCTCGCGCTCGGCGCCGGGATGCTCTCCTCGGAGCCTCGGGGCTCGGCCGCGCAGATGATCGGCTCGGGCGTCTCGGCGTTGATGAACTCGGCGAAAGCTCGGGCTCTCCTGAACGACCAGATCGCGCTCAAGCAGTATGGCCTCAGCATGGACAAGGCCAAGATCGGCGCGCAACTGGCGCTGGAGAACAAGATGCGACCGGCCTCCTACATGCCGGTGCGCCTTGCGAACGGTGACTATGGTGAGGCGCTCTACAGCCCCCTCACCGGCAACGTCACGATGGACGATCTTGGTGCCGGTGTAACGCCGGGGCAGATTGCCGAGAAACAGGTCCAGGCCAACTTGGCCGGCGCCACCGCTGTCGGACGGAAGATCGGCGGCGAGGCGGCCACCGACTACACCGAGGGCCTCGACAAGGGCCAGGAAGCGGCGAGCACGATCCCGACGATCGAGTCGCTCCAGAAGGCCATCGTCAGCCAGCCCCAGATGTTCAACCAGGGCCAGTTCAAGAACCGGCTCGTGACCATGCTCGGCACTCAAGGCTTCCTCCCGAAGGGGGCCTGGAACCAGACCACCGGCACGGTCGAGCCTCTGGTCATGAAGCAGTTGACGACTGGCGAACTCGGCGACCTCAAAGAGGAAGGCGGGTTCCGCTACATGGCCGGTCCCGAACTGAAAGCGATCGCGGGCGCTGTCGCCGGCAATCACCTCACCGCTGATGGCGCGAGTAATGTCCTCGAAGTGATGAAGCGGGCCGACATGCGCGAGCAGTTCGTCTCGACCTGGATGCGAACTCCAGCAGCGAGGGCGTTGCTCCAGCACGACCCTGCGGGCTTCCAGGCCAAAGAGGCGGGGATCATCCAAGACCTGCTCAACGGCAAATACGGAAGCCAATACGAGACGGTTTCCGCCTTCGACGGCAAGCCGATCACTCAGGGATCGAGCGGCGGCGCTTCGCCGGCCGCGCCCGGCAATGGCGGCGTCACTTCGGGCTTCGGTGTCCCGCTTCCTCCGGCCGCGCAAGCGGCGCAGGCACGGGCATCTGCGGCATCCGCCAATAAGCCACGCCTTTCATCCTTTCTCAGATAAGGGAACATGCGAACCTTCGACGTTCAGGCGGCAAAGGCCGCTGGTTACTCCGACAACGAAATTGTCGATTACCTAGCGAAACAGCCCCGAGCGCCGATGGACGTGGAGGGCGCGCTCAAGGCCGGTTACACGCCGGCCGAGATTACCGACTTCCTCGCCAAGCTCCAGAAAGGCTCCGACTCGTTCGGGTCGGCCCTGGAGTCTGGCGCAGGGAACGCCGTAAGCGGCCTTGCGAACATCGCGGGCGATGTCGCGGCGCGGCTCGGCTACAAGAAGTTCGCCAACGCCGCCTTCCAGAAGGCCGATGACCTCCAGGCGGCAGGCGACTTCACCGGGCATCCCCTGGCGAACCTCAAGACTGACGCCGAGAACGTCCTCTCGGGCAACAACATCCTCCAGAACGTCGAGAACGCGGGCGCGAGCCTCGCGAACCTCGCGGCGCTCAACGCCCCATCCCTCGCGGCTGGCGCCGCTGCGTCGGCGATCCCTGTCGTCGGCCCTGCGGCCGGTGCGGCCTACTTCGGTGCCAACGCGGCGGGCAACACGATCCAGGACCGAATGGACGCCGCCAATGAGGCGGCCCCGTCCAACGGCGACCTCGCGGCCGGCGCGGCCAACGGCGTCGTCCAGGGCGCCCTCGGCGAACTCGGCCTGGGCAAGATGCTCCCAGGCGTCGGATCGTTGGCGGCAAAGGTGCCCGGCGTCGCCCGTGCGGCGACTGCGGTGGCCGGCGACGCGGTGCTCCCGAGACTCGCAGGCGGCGCGGCCCTGGCCGGCGCTGCGGGCGGCATCGGAGGCGCAGCCAATTACGTCGCGGACACGGCCGGCATCGGCAATGGCCCGACCCTGGCCGGCGTGGGCAATGCGGTGGCTACGGGAGCCGCAGGAGGCGCTATCGGGCGCCTTGCGACACTCGCGCCGGGCGCGGCCGTGGATGCCGTCAGAGGCGATCCTACGGGCGGCGCGTCCCTCGCCACCTTGGCGAGCCGGTCCCGCGTCGCGAATGACGTGCAGGCGGCGAAGACGCAGCTACAGAACCAGCGCGGCGCCGACAACGTGAGCGATCGGGAAGCGATCGCGACCGTCCACCAGCGCCTCCGCAACAACCTGACCTCCACCGCAGACGCCCTCGTCAAGGAAGGCGTCCTGACCAAGCAGCAGAAGGACTACATCCTCTCGCCGGCTATCAGAGAAGCCGCAGGGGCCAAGACGGGCCTCGGCGAGGGCGAGCAGACCGATCCCACCGGACCTCTTACGTCCCTCCAGCGGCTCCAGGAACTCGACCTGCCGGGGGCCATCCAGCAGAAACTCTCGAACGGCCTCCGCGACCTCGATACGATCAGCCAAGCGGCGGCATGGAAGCCGTCTCGCGGCCCCTTCGAGGAAGGCGGACGGTTTCTAGGCAAGATCATCGGTGCGACGGCCACACGCGGGCTCATCGAGCACGTTGCGCCCGAACTCGGGGCTTTTGGTGGCACCGGGCTCGCCGAAGACCTGGCTGGTTACGCTCTGGGTGAGAAGCTCGGGGCCGGCGCTGGCCGTGCGATCGACTCGGCGCTCAACTTCCAGCGCAACCCGCTCGGCAAGGAGGCCCAGGTCGCGCAGCGGCGGCTCGCCAAGCTCGGGATCGACGCCGGGCCTTCCAGCATCCGGCAGCTTCAAGACCTCCAGGACGACGCGATGAACGGCCGGCTGGCGCCCACCGATCTGCCCCCGGTGCCACCGGCTCCCGAAGCGGCTCCCGGCGCGGCTCCCGGCGTGGCTCCAGAGGCGCCCCAGGCGGCTCCGCAGGGCGGCCTCAAGGGTGATCCCCTATCGACGACCCTGGGCGCCATCGCGCTTGCCAAGGGCGGCGTCGAGCCGACCCAGGAGGACTTCGCGAAGGCGATCGGCGACCTCCACGAGGCCAACGAACTGACGCCGGCCCAGACCAGCTTCTATGCCGGGAACCTGGGGTCGGTCCTCAAGAACACTCGCGGCGTCCACAACGAGAACCTCACGAAAATCCTCAAGAGGACCGTGGCGAACCTCGGTGGCAACGCCGATGCGGTGGAATACAACCCGATGGGCGCCACGGGCGGCCCGGCGCAGGGCATCCCGAACGGGGGCGAGCGGCCGGTCCTGAACCTGCACCAGTGGAGCAGCGCCAAGAACACCTATCAGGCGCACGCCCAGGAACTCGCGGCCCTCGCGGAGCGGCAGAACATGCCGGAACTCGCGGCGGCGATCCACAAGATCGCGATGACGCCCGAGGTGTCCAAGAAGAACGCGGCGGCGAAAGCCTACCTTGACTCGCTCGGGCCGGACATCCGCGCCCGGCTCATGGCTCGCCAGTTCCTCAACGACCGCCTCCTCAACCAGGGCAAGCGATGAACCACACAACCGAACTCGTCACCCTCCTCGAACTTGACGCCGCCTTGCGGGCCAATCCGGCCATCCCGGCAGACCTTCGCAAGGCGGCCTTTTCGGAGGCTTCGGCGATCTACCTACGGGCGGCGCGGCCGGCGAGCCATGCCGCCATCGTCCACAAACTACGCGAGAGCAATGACAGAGACGAACCCGATACCAAGGGCGGGCCGGAAGAAATCCCGCCGTCATCCGCTCCTCTGGGGGCGTCCGAAGGACGTGTGGCACGCGGACCTCGTGGGGAAAGTGCCGAACTACCCGAAGACTCAGGAAGCGTTCGACAAGCGCCGGAAGGAGTCGAGCGAGCGGTTCAAGAAAATGTGGGCCGAGGGAAAGCTCGAAGGACGAAAGGGAGTTCCTGACGGGTGGGCCGGGCGCAAGCACGAGGTCGAAGCGATCCGCGCCAAGGCCGCCCATGAAGCTACGGAGTTAATCAAGATCATGGCCGAACAGGGCATCATCAACGAAAATGAAGTCTCGAACGAGGCTCTACACTTCGCCGTGTCGGTGATCCGGGACGGCCAGACCTATCAGGCACGCGAGCGGCTCGCCGCCGCCCGACTGGTCCTCGACTTCACCAAGGCGAAGCCGGTGTCGAAGCAGGAGGTGACGGTCAAGCGGGCCGAGGACTTCCTGGCCGATCTGGCGAACGGCGTAAGCCCGGAGAATGGATGATCGGCTCCTCGAAGTCCGACGCCGCCTAAGAGACGATTTCAGCTTCTACGCGCCGAACGCGCTCAAGATCAGGAACAAGCAGGGCGCCATCGTCCCGCTGACCTTCAATGAGGCGCAGCGGCGGCTCTCGGAAATCGTCGAGGAACAGCGTCGGACTACCGGCCGCGTCCGCATCATCATCCTCAAGGCCCGGCAGATGGGCCTCAGCACCTACGTCGGCGGCCGGCTGTTCTTCAAGGTCAGCCAGAACCCAGGCCGCAAGGCCATCGTCGTGACCCACCGGGCGGACTCAACCCGAGCCCTGTTTGACATGACCCGGCGCTTCTACAAGGAGTGCCCGGAAGTCCTCAAACCCTCGACCCGATACTCGTCCCGGCGCGAACTGTATTTCGACCGCCTCGACTCCGGCTACATGGTGGCGACGGCGGGCGGCGACGACATCGGACGCGGCGAGACGATCACCGAGGCGCACCTTTCCGAGCTTGCCTTCTGGCCGCCGAACTCGGCCCAGGAGAACTTCTCGGGCCTCATGGACGCCATCCCGAACACGCCGGGAACCGAGGTGTTCATTGAGAGCACCGCCAACGGTGTGACCGGCCTGTTTTACGACCAGTGGCAGCAGGCGGTGACGGGCCAGAGCGGTTACGTCCCGGTGTTCCTGCCGTGGTTCATCGAGCCCGGCTACCGTGAGACGGTGCCCGAGGATTTCGAGGCGAGCCCCGAAGAACTCGATCTGATCGAGAAGTTCGGCCTGGACAACGCGCAGCTTATGTTCCGGCGTCGCAAGATCGCCGAGAAGGGCCGCGAGCTTTTCCAGCAGGAATACCCGGCGACGCCCGAGGAAGCGTTCCTGACGACCGGCCGCCCGGTGTTCAACCCGAACTTCCTGGAGCCGCATATCGAGCGCGCCCGCGCCGAGTTCTCCCAGGTGTCGATCGGTGGCACCGGATGGGAAGCGCCGGTTCGCATGGCCCTCGAAGGGGCCGAATGGGTGCCGCACCCACGAGGCGAGCTTCTCGTCTACCGGCCGCACGACCCGCAGGAAACCTACTACATCGGCGCCGACGTTGGTGCCGGCGTGAGGCGCGACTGGTCGGTGGCGCAGGTGATGGACAGCCGCAAGCGGCAGGTGGCGACGTTCCGGGCGCAGATCGAGCCCTACAACTACGCGGACTCGCTCTACTACCTCGGCAAGCTGTTCAACGACGCCCGGATCATCGTGGAGTCCAACAACCACGGCATCCTGACGTGCTCGCGTCTCGCCAAAGACCTCGGCTACGCCAACTTCTTCACCGAGACGGTTTACGACAAGCTGACCGACACCGAGACGGTGCGGCTCGGCTTCAATACGAACGTCAAGTCGAAACCGCTCATCATCGACAAGCTCCGCGCCTCATTACGTGAGGGCGAACTAGAACTGAACGACTACGCGACCCTCGACGAAATGCGGACCTACGTGGTCACTGAGGAGGGGAAAATGGAGGCCGAGAAAGGCCGCCATGATGACTGCGTAATGTCGCTCGCTCTGTGCAACCACATCAATGAAGGCGCGTTCGTGCCAGTCGCCAACTTGGACAACTGGTATCTCGACGTGGAATAATGGCAAAGATTTCTGACGACGAACTTGCCGCCATGCTCCAGAATGGCATCAGGCAGGCTTCGGGCTACACCGAAAGCCGCCTCGCCAAGGAGCGCGAGCGAGTTATCCACTTCTACCAGGGCGATTGGCCGAAGAAGCTCCTCGGGAACAACAGCCAGTATGTCTCAATGGACGTTTACGACGCCGTTGAGAGCATGAAGGCGCAGCTTCTCGACGTGTTCACCGGGACGACCCGGCCGGCGAAGTTCCCGCCCATCAACGCCCAGGATGTCGAGGCGTCGCATATCGCGACCGAATACGTCTCGCACGTCATCTTCGACCAGAACCCCGGCTTCCGCATCTTCCATGACGTGATCGACGACGCCCTGCTCGGGCGCAACGGCATCGTCAAGGTCTGGTGGGAAACCCGGATCGAGGACCGCGAGCATGAGGTCGCCGACGCGACGCTCCCGGAACTCCAGGCGTTCCTCGCGCAGCATCCCGACGCCGAAATCAAGGAGATTTCGCTCACCGAGGACGGCGTGCAGGTCGAGCGGGCCATCGTCACGGTCAAGGAAGACCTGTCACAGGTGCGGATCGAGCCGCTTCCGCCCGAGGAGTTCGGGATCAGCGCCATCTCGAAGTCCATCAAGGACGCGCAGCTTGTCTTCCACCGGCAGATGAAGACGGCCTCGGACCTCATCAAGGAAGGCTATGACCCGAAGCTGGTCCAGTCGCTCCAGGACGAGGACGAGGCATGGCTCGTGACCGAGCCCGAGCTTCTGCTCCGGTTCGACCAGACCGACGACATCGTGGGGATGCGGACGGAGGTGATCGGCGGCGAGAAGGCCAAGCGGACCATCCTGGTCTATGAGTGCTACGCCGAGATTGACCTGGAGGACACCGGCCGCGCCGACCTCTGGAAGGTCATCATGGCCGGCACGACGGTCCTGCACAAGGAACGGGTGAGCCGTAAGCCGTTCGTCTCGTTCTGCCCCCTGCCCCGGCCTCATGCCTTCTGGGGGACCAACTTCGCGAAGACCCTGGCGCCGACCCAGACGGCTCGGACCTATCTGACGCGCTCGATCATCGACCACGCCCTCATCACCAACAACCCGCGCTATCAGGTGGTGCGCGGCGCCCTGCTCAACCCTCGCGAACTCATGGAGAACCGCGTGGGTGGCCTCGTGAACGTCACGCGGCCCGATGGCATCGCCCCGCTGCCCCAGGCCGGCCTCAACCCGTTCGTCTTCCAGACGATCGCGATGCTGGACTCCGACAAGGAGGAAATCACCGGCATCTCCCGGCTGTCCACGGGCCTCAACCAGGACGCGATCAGCAAGCAGAACTCGGCCGACATGGTGAGCCAGCTTGTGAGCCTGTCACAGATCAGGCAGCGGATCGTGGCGCGGCAGTTCGCCGAGGGCTTCCTCACCGACCTCTACCGGGAGGTCTATGCGCTCGTCGTCGAGAACGAGGACCGCAAGCGGATCGTCCAGCTTGCCGGCGCGTGGGCCGAAATCGACCCGACGAACTGGCCGGATCGGGACAAGCTCGAAGTCGAGTTCGCCCTCGGCTACGGCGAGCAGGAGCGCGAGGCCCAGAAGTGGCAGATGATCGACTCCTACCTCTCGCAGCCCGACAACCAGACGTTCTACTCGACGCCGAAGAAGTTCAACGTCCTCTCGAAGGCGCTCCAGCACCTCGGGGTGCGGGACGTGACGAACTACCTCCTGACACCGCAGGAAATCCAGCCGCCTCAGCCGAACCCGCTCCAGATCGCGCAGCTTGAAACGCAGAAGGCCGACGCGGCCATCAAGCAGGCCCAGGCCCAGGCGACGATCGCGGAAATCAAGTTGAAGCAGCAGCAGGCCGAACTCGAAGCCCAGGTAGCGATCCAGAAGCTCATCCTGGAGCGCATGAAGCTGGAGGCTCAGATCGCCCATCAGCGCGATCAGCTTGCTCATGCGGTGGCCGTGGATGCTGCGGAAATCACTCTCCAGGACAAGGCGCAGGCCCAGGGCCACGTCACAGCCGTAGCGGAGCCGAAGTGATCGGACACCTTCCTCTGAGCCCAGAGGAAATCGACGTGATCCTCAAGCGTGGGGAGCGAGCGAAATCGCTCCTCACCAATGAGGACTTCCTCGCGATCGTCGATGACCTCTCGAACTACCACCTCGCGGCCCTCGTGGCGTGCTCGCCGGGCGAGCGCGACCGGGAAACGCGGGACTTCCACCACACGATGCACGCCGCCCTCCGGGAGATTGCCCAGGAGATTCAGCAGCGTGTCAGCGCCGCCGAGGAAATCAAGGCCCGGCTGGACCAACTAAACGAGGATGACGAATGACGACCCAGATCGAAGCGCCGACCGACCTCGATGACGACTTCGACGCCACGGGCGCCTTCCTGGAGAACCTGACCGGCAAGAAGCCGGCTCAGGGCAATCCCGAGGCGTCCGCAGAACCGGCTCAGGAGCCGCAGGAGCGGCCCGAGGCCGAGCCCGAGGCGGATGCACCGGCCGAGCCGGAAGGCGACTCAGGCGAGCCCCAGGAGGCTCCCGAGGGCGGTTCCGAAGACGACCCCGAGGTCGAGGTCAAGATCGGCGATCAGGCCCAGAAGCTCAAGCACTCCGACATCCGGGCTCTCGTCGAGAAGCGCGCCGAGGTCGAGCGGCAGCCCAGGCGATCGCCCAGGCCAGCCAGGAGGCCGCGCAGGCCGCCGAGCGATCCAAGACGGCCCTGACCAAGGCGATCGAGCGCGCCCAGGCCCGCTTCGCGCCCTACAAAGACCTCAACCTGTTCCTGCTCTCGAAGCAGATGGACGACGCCTCGTTCGCGCAGCTTACCAAGGACATCCAGGACGCTGCCGCCGAGGTCCAGTTCTACCAGCAGGAGCTTGACGCGCTGGTCCAGGCTGAATCCTCCCGCGTCCAGCAGGAGAAGGCCAAGGCCGCCCAGGCGGCGCTCGCGGTCATCCAGAACCCGAACGACCCGCGCCATATCCCGAACTTCGGCCCCGAGGTCGCGAACCAGCTTGTCGAGTTCGCCCTGCGGAACGGTGTGGATCGCGCCACGATCGACAACCTGACCGACCCCGGCATCATCAAGTTGGTCCACCTTGCGCTCCAGTTCGATCAGGGAGCGAAGGCCGCAGCCAGGGTGAGGCCCGTGGTTCACAAGCCGACCAAGCAGTTGAAGCCTGGCTCCGCAACCTCCCAGGCCGCGCCGCAGTCCAAGCGGACGCAGGCCATCAACACCCTTCGTCGCACCGGCTCCGAAGACGCAGCCGTCGATGCGTTCCTCGCGTCCTTCCAGCGCGACTAACCCCTTTACCCAGGAAATCCCATGAGCACTCTTACCACTTACGATCAGGTCGGCATCAAGGAAGACGTTTCCGACATCATCACCAACATCAGCCCGACCAAGACGCCGTTCACCTCGATCACCGGCTCCGAGGGCATCCACAGCATCGTCCACGAGTGGCAGGAAGACGCCCTGGCGGCCGTGACTTCGGTTGCCCGCGTCGAAGGCGCGAACGCCGTCACCGCGACGCAGAACCCGACGACCCTGCGCCAGAACAACACCCAGATTCTCACCGACACGGCGAGCGTCTCGGGCACGGCCGACGCGGTGAAGACCTATGGCCGCGACAAGGAACTGGCCTACCAGCTTACCAAGAAGGCCGCGCAGTTGAAGCGTAACCTGGAGTATGCGTTCGTCGGCACCGGCCAGACCCGCGTGATCGGCAACGATGCGACCGCTCGCCAGTTCGCCGGCTATCAGGCCCAGATCGACCCGAGCGCCGTGCTGTCGCTGGCGTCGCCCGGCCCGCTGACCGAGAGCGACCTGCTTTCGCTCCTGGAGACGCTCTACATCAACGGCGCCGAGCCCGACACGATCATGGTGAAGCCGAGCGATAGCACCATCATCGCCGGGTTTGCCGCCGCCGCCGGCCGTCAGCGTTACTTGCAGAACGACGACAAGAAGATCGTGAACGTCATCGACGTTTACGTCTCCCCGTTCGGCGAGCAGAAGGTGGTCATCAACCGCTTCCAGCGCACCTCTGACGCCCTGGTCTTCGAGGCCGGCATGTGGAAGAAGCTGGTGCTCCGCAACTGGTTCCGTGAGACGCTGGCGAAGACCGGCGACTCGACGCAGGTTCAGCTTGTTGGCGAGTTCTCGCTCAAGCACAAGAACTACTTCGCGTCGGGCCTCATCACGAACCTGACCTGATCCACCCTCCGGGGGGCGGCCTAGTGCCGCCTCCTGGGCTTCCCAGGAAATCCGATGAACCTCGCCCCCGTGTTCCGGCCGGGCGCGTCCCTGGACGTGTCCGTCCCGGCTTCCGGTGGCTCTGCGGCCTCGGCGTCTCTCAACGCCCCGAGCGGCCAGTATGCCGTTCGCCTGCACGCGACCACCGACACCTACGTCTCGTTCGACGGCAACGCCGCGCCCGGCTCCTCGCTGCTCCTCGCGGCCAACTACCCCGAGGTGTTCCTCATGACCGGCGCGAAGACCATCAGCGCAATCTCGAACTCCGCAACCACTGGAACGCTGAACGTCACCCTTCTGTCTCGATGATCGACTACGCTACCGACCTCGTATTCGACGGCGACGCCCTCGCCGCCATCAAGCGCACCCAGGTCATCCCCGACGAGCACCTCAAGAGGCTCGCCGAGGAGCGCGAAACCCGCATCCCCGGCGCCGACTTCCGCAAGGTGGCATCCATCCCGGCCGCCCTGGTGGACCATTGGAAGCGCGAAGGCTTCGACGTGTTCACCGCCTCGGCCAAGGAGATTGTCGCCCGGCTTCGGCGCGAGAACCTCGACGCCTTCGTCGTCCACGGGGTCTAACCCATGAGCGGCACGACGAACCCGTATGTCGCCGCCGCTTCGGCGATGACCTACGCGGACATGCAGGCGCAGTTCCTCGCCATCCTCAACCGGGACGATTGCACCGACACCCTGGCCCAGACGTTCCTCCAGCAGGCCATCCAGCGCATCCAGCGCGAGGCCCGCCTGCCGAGCATGGAGCGGCTCCTGGTCATCACGCCGACTGCGCCGATGTCGTTTATCGACATCCCGGCCGACCTGATCCAGCCGATCGACCTGTTCGTCCAGTCGGCGAACGGCTCGGGTTACACCCCGCCGTGGCTCGGCGTCACCTCGCCGCCCGGCCTGGGGATCACCTACACGCCCCTCAAGCACGTCACCTACCGCGACCTCATGCGAATCCCGGCGAGCGACATCCCGCAAGCCTACGCTCGCGTGCAGAGCCAGTTCGCGGTTCGCGGGTGGATACCGGCCGGCGCCGAAACCCACCTCCTCTATTACGGGGCCTTCACGCCCCTGGCCTCCGCCGACTCGGCCAACGAACTCACGGCCTCGGCTCCAGACCTCGCGATCTACGCCGCGCTGTCCCTCGCCGCCGACTACTTCCAGATCGAGCAGGGCGCTCAATGGGAGGCGCGCTATCAGCAGATTCTCTCGGATGTCCAGGGGATGAGCAGCGACGTGGACTGGTCGGGCGGCCCAATGGTGATCGAGCCGGCCTACGGCCAAGTCTGGCTTTAACCCTCAAGGATTGAAATGAGCGGCAGCACGTTTCTCGCGGCCGGTGGCCTCTTTGCGGCCACTACCGGGCAACCCTCGGGCGCCCCGGCGACCATCGCCCCGAACGCCAGCCTGTTCTCCAGCGCAGGTCTTCCGAGCACGCCCGGCAACTTCTTCGTCTCGAACTCGGGCATCTTCCAGAACCTCACGGTCGATCCGACGACCGCAACCGATCTCCAGTCGGCCGTCCAAGCTGCGCTCCAGAACCTCAGCCAGTCCAACATCAACGCGCAGAACGCCGCCGCATCCGCCACGGCATCTGCCAACAGCGCCTCGGAGAGCGCCGCGAGTGCCGCCGCGTCGGCCAACAGCGCCTCCCAGGCGGCGACCTCGGCCGGCAATGCGGCGACCTCGGCCTCCCAGGCGGCCACCTCGGCGACCAACTCGGCGAACTCCGCGAGCGCCTCGGCGACCTCTGCCGGCGACGCCGCGACCTCGGCGAGCAATGCCTCCAGCAGCGCCACGGCGGCGGCCAACAGCGCCTCCCAGGCGGCCACCTCGGCGAGCAACGCGGCGACCTCGGCGACGAACTCAGCGAACTCCGCCAGCGCCTCAGCGACCTCGGCCAGCAACGCCGCGAGCAGCGCCACGGCGGCGGCCAACAGCGCCTCCCAGGCCGCGACCTCCGCGACGAACTCAGCGAACTCCGCAAGCTCCGCCGCGACCGATGCGACGAACGCCTCGAACAGCGCCACGCTGGCCGAGGAATGGGCTTCCCAGACGACGGGCAACGTCAACGGGACCAGCTACGCCTCAGCCTATCAGTATGCCACTCAGGCGGCCTCCAGCGCCTCCAGCGCGGCCACCTCCGCGACCAACGCGGCGAGCTTCGCAAGCGCCGCCTCGACCTATTCCGGTAATGCCGCGAGCAGCGCCTCGGCGGCGGCCAACAGCGCCTCCCAGGCCGCGACCTCCGCGACGAACGCGGCGAACTCCGCAAGCGCCGCCGCAAGCAGCGCAACGCAGGCGCAGAACATCGTCAGCGAGTTCCCTACCCTGTCCGCGTCGTCGGCCTCGGGTTTCCTCCAGGTGAACTCCGGGGGCACGGCGTATCAGCTTCTAACCCCGGCGCAGGTCTTGTCGGCCATCGGCGCGCAGCCGGCCGGCAACTACCAGCCTGCCGGGAACTATCAGCCCGCAGGCAGCTACGCGGCGCTCAATGGGAACTCGGGCGAGCCGTTCGCCGCATCGAGCCTTACGCTCCAGACTTCTGGGAGCACCGGGACGCTTACGGTGACGGACACAGGCTCGAACGGTGCGAACATCAAACTTGTCGGCAACGGTTCGACGAACATCTCGAAAACTCTCCGTGTAACCAGCGGAATATTTCAGGTCATCAACGCAGCCTACAACAACGCTATCATGCAGTTGGATGACGGCGGGAACCTGACTCTCTCAGGCCAAGCGGTCGCAAGCGGAAACGTCCAAGCCGGAAACGACGTGATCGCGAGCAGTCAGTGGTTCCGTAACCCCCAAGGTGCAGGCATCCAGATCACCAGCGGTGGTCGGCTATACGTGCCAGCCGGCGACGCCATACAGAGCGGCCCTTACGGCTATCTGACCAGCAACAGCAGCTATCCGGCCGGCTACTTTAGCGGGACCAATACGGCCGGAACGGCGGTCTATGGCGTCCACACGCCGAACCGTATGCTCGCTTACGAGTTCGACGCTAACTCGGATCGCCGTCTCAAGGACAACCGGACGCTTATCCCGTTGGATGTCGCCGAGCACTTCGTCCAGTCAGTCGATCCGATCACCTTCGAGTGGAACGACAAGTCCTCGTCGCCCGGAACGCGCACGAGTGGCTATGTCGCCCAGGATGTCGTCAAGGCTGGCTACGGCCTGATCGTCGGCATCGGCCCGCACGACGGCCTGCCCGAGGTGATCGACGAGGACGGCTTTGTGTCGCCCGCCGACGCGGCCCTCAACGTCAACTACATCGGTGCGATCCCGTTCCTGCACGCCGCCCTGCGCTCCGCGCTGGCCCGGATCGAGCAGCTTGAGGCTCGCATCGCGTCTCTGGAGAGCAGCCCATGAGTGGCACCACTACGCCGTCCTTCACCTACTCCCAGGCGCTCGGCGTTGACGGCTCTGTCCGGGCCGACGCCGTGCTTCGGAGTGACGGGCTCATCGTCCTCGACGTGGCCGGGAGTCAGCCGTGGGAGCAGTATCAGGCGTGGCTCAAGGCGGGCAACACGCTCGCCCCGGCGACGCTCGCCGCCGTCCAGCAGACGCGCATCGGGTTCCTCAAGGGGGCCTGCGGTGCGGCGATCGTCGGGGGCTATACCTCGTCGGCCCTCGGCTCGCCTCACGTCTACCCGAGCGGCCAGACGGACCAGTTGAACATGGCTGGCTCCGTCCTGGCGAGCCTCCTGCCGGGCCTACCGAGCACCTGGACGACCCCGTTCTGGTGCCAGGACACAAGACCGGGACGTGGGCGATGGTGGACCACACGGCCTCCCAAATCCAACAGGCGGGCGCTGACGGCAAAGCCTGGGTCGCGTCCTGCCAGCAGAAACTCGCGAGCCTCACGGCCCAGGTCCAGGCGGCCACCACCGCCGCAGCCGTGTTGGCTATCTCGTGGTGATCCATGCGAATCCTCAACGACCTCTGGGCGATCCTCAAGGGTGCCGGCATCCAACTTGATGAAGCGGAAGCCGCCGCCCTGGGTGGCCCGAAGGGTGAGACGATTAGCTACTGGATGGCGATGGAGAGCCGCCACGGCGTCGTCCTGGCGCACCTCGCCTGTCTCGCCCTCTACCTCGTCCAATACCGGCATTGCCACGACCAGATCGTCGGCGTCCCGATGCAGCCGGTGAACTACCTCAAGGCGATCGTCCTGCTCATCCTGTTCGCGCCCTTCGCGTTCAGCATCGGGGCAATCCGAGCGATCTGACCATGCTGACCAAACTGAACGACCGGCTCTCCGAACTGGCGAGCCGCGTCTTCTCGTCGATCTACACGGCCTACAGCTTCCTCGTGTTCTCGCTCCTGCCGCTCCTGGCGCGGGCGTGGATGAACCCGATCCTCTACGCCTCGAACTGCGTCCAGCTTGTCGCGTTGCCCCTCCTCGGCGTCACCAACGCCGTCCAGGGGAACGTCCAGATGAAGCTCATCCGGGAGACGCATGACGAGGTGATGTCGGAGCACGCCGACACCAGGGCCGACCTCAATCTCATCAAGGCCGAGCTTGCCGAACTCAAGGCGGCTCTCAAAGGACTCTCTCGCTAAACCATGTACGCCTCAATCTGTGCTCTCGTGGGCGCCCTCGGGTGGCGCCTGCGCGGTGGCGCCTTCACGACCATCACCGGGATCGACCTGGGCACGGACTTTGCCCGCGTCCTTGGCGCCGCCGCTATCGCCGGGCCTCTGGTTGCCCTGCACGGGTCGCTCTACGCCATCCTCATTCCGCTGATCTTTCTGGGCCTCATCGTGACCGGGTGGGGGCCATTCCAGGGCCTCGGCCTGCCGTCTCCCTACGCCCCTGAGCGTTCCTGGCTCCGGTGGCTCCCGCTGCGCCTGGGACTCAAGGTCGGCACCGTGGCGCACGACGCCGTGGGCCTCGCGGAGGCCGGTGTGATCTGCGTGGCGCCCTCTGCGGTGTTCTTCGGGATCACCCACGGCGTTCTCGCGGGCGTCCTGGCGCTGGCCGTGGGCCTGGGCTTCCCGATCGCCTACGCGATCCCGCGCATCGTCCGCCTGCCGGCGATCCCGAAGTTCTCCTCGGGACAAGCCTGGGGCGAAGTCTTCGTCGGCGCCCTGATCGGCGCTGCGTTCTCTGCAATCTCATCGGGGGTGATTCATGGCTGACACCGGCCGTTCCTTCGAGGACGAGGTGATCGACCGCCTCGCCCGCATCGAAACCCGGCTGGATAGTCTGCCGGATCACGAGCACCGCATCCGCTCCTTGGAAGCCTCGCGCTGGCGTCAGATCGGCGCCGTGAGCGTTCTGTCGGCTTTCCTCTCGGCCGCCGCTGAGGCGGTCATCATCCATCTCCGAGGGCACGCCTAATGGCTGGACTGTTCGACCTCACGGGCTTCCTCAAGCCCGTCATCTCGCGCCTCGCCGACTACATCCCTGACCCGGCCCAGAAGGCCAAGGCAGAGGCCGAAGCCACCACGGAAATCCTCAACTACGTCGCATCCCAGAACCTTGAGCAGATCAAGGTGGACGCGGCGGAAGCCGCCAGCCACTCCATCTGGGTCGCCGGCTGGCGCCCGGCTGTCGGCTGGACCTGCGCCGCGTCGCTGTTCTGGAACTACGTCGGCGTCAACGTCGCGAACTGGCTCATCGTCCTGATCCATCCCAACGCGGCCCTCCTGACGACGACGCCGATGGGCGACCTCAAGACCATCCTCCTGTCCCTCCTGGGTATCGGCTTCGGCGGCCTTCGGACGCTGGAGAAGTTCAAGGGGATTGCGCCTCCGGGGGCTCAGTGATGATCCCGTGGCCCCGCTTTGTGTGGCGCATCACGCCTGACGACTGGCACGGCCATCTGGCGATCGAGTGGGGGTGGCTATGAGCCGGTCCCTCGATCTAGCCGTTGACCTCGCCAAGGGCTTCGAGGGGCTCCGCCTGGAGCCCTACCAGGACAGCGCCGGGGTATGGACGATCGGCCGGGGCTCGACACGCGACGCGGCCGGCAACCCCGTCACGGCCGACACGCCGCCGATCACCGAGGCCGAGGCCGACGCGCTCATGGCGCGGGACATGAAGACGGCCCACGACGCCGTGGTCGAACTGACCTCGGGGTGGTGTCTGTCGGACGGTGCCGTCGCCGCCCTGACCGACATGGCCTACAACGACGGCATCGGCGCCGTTCGCGACTCCACCCTCATCCGGCTCCTGTCCCGAGGCGATCGCCTGGGAGCCGCCAAACAGTTCCTCGTGTGGGATCACGCGGGCGGCCAGGAGCTTTACGGCCTGTTCCGCCGTTGTGCCGCCCGAGCCCACTACTTCTGCAATATCATCTGACCTGAAAGGTAAAGCCTATGGCTACCCAGACTCCCGTTTTCGAGCAGAACCACGGCCTGATCGCTGCCATCCTGCGCGGCGTCGGCTTCGCTCTGGACTCCACCGAGTATGCCGTCCGGGACGCGATCGACGTGTCCAATATCGCGTCGCCGATCCCGGCTCAGAACTTCACCTACCAGTTCGCGGTGGATGACGTGACGACCGGCGTGACGCGAGACTTCGAGGTGACTGTCGCCGTGACCGAGACGACCGGCAACACGAGCCCGGCGCCGGCCCCGGCCTATACGGTTGACGTGGCCTAAGCCACTACGGCCTAAACCCAGAGTCGTCATCCCAAGGTCCAGTCAGGATGTTGAGGATGACGACTATGGCGCCCACGGCCAGGAGGCCTAGGGCGTTCCTTCCGATTTCCAGCAGCATTTCCATCGTTCCCTATTTGGTGAGCCGGGCGAGACTCGAACTCGCAACCCCGAGATTAGAAGTCTCGTGCTCTATCCGGTTGAGCTACCGGCCCTCCGCAGAAACAAAAAAAGCAGGTCACAGAGACTCCCGCAAGGGGTGCCTCTGGACCTGCTTTTTTGTTGCAGTTCGGTTTCTCAGTGGGGGAGGAAAGCAGAGTTGCAATTTTAGGCTTAACACGGCTCGCAATTTACACTACGTAAATCGAGCCGGGACGCGAACTTGTGGAGAAGTCCACGCCCCGGCCATCGGGGATCAGGTCATATTAACATGTGCCACCTCCCCGCGCATAACCGCGTCGTTCTCGGATGACACAGATGAGCCTGCCGCACTCTCTTGATGGGAGTTGGTTGCGGCAGGTTCATTCGTTTGAGGGAGAGCTTCGGCCCTCAACCTCCAACCGTGGGGGCGCACGTTTTCGAGTGACGGCGCCCTGACCAGACGTGACGTGAGCGTTGCGAGAGGGTCTTTTCCGGGAATCGCCATTCCTCGGGCCTGGAGCAATTCGAGCAGCGTGCGCGTCGGCACAGGCTCATTGAGCCGCCCGAGAAGAATGTCACGCACGGCCCGTTCGGTTTCAAGAACCCTCACACCGACGCCTGAACCCGAATCAGAGGATTCCGGCCCCCTATCTCCCAGAATCGACAGAGCCGCGTTGAGCGATACATTGGAATAGGTGTCGATGCCTTCGAGCCCTTCACGTGACCGCATCTTTAGAAGCCCGATGGCGGCCTGCCCCCGAGACTCCTGCACCAAGCGATTTTCAGCCGGCGCATCGGAGCGCGCAGCGTTCGCGAGTTCCTTATATGTCGCAATGAAACGGTCCCAGTGACGCGCAGCCAAGAGTGCCTCGTCACGCCGTCGAATTGCCTGGGAGAGAATCGGGTCGTCACTCATGATGGCGGTATAAACCACGAACAACGGCTCTGTCAATATCACGTTTTGGCGTTTTGAAATTATCTCCGGCGTCGCGCCACCACCTCAAAAACTTTTTTCTTGTTTGTTGGTTTTGATCGCGCTTTTTTTGTGCAGCATTTTTCTGCGGTGTATGCTTCACCGAGGAGTCGCCGTCTCGACTCCGTCTTTTTGTATGTGGGTTTTAATCGCGTATTTTTTGCGCGGCATTTTTTCTGCGGTGAAGGATTATCACCAACGGCTGCCAGAATAGCACAGTGATCCCAACTGCCTTTCAATCAAAACACGCCAAGTCGCGGATACGCGGGAACGCACGCAAGCGCGTTCTCCTCTGTGGTAGGGTTAATTTTAGGTTACCGCTTGGTGCGGCGTGGTGCGCCGTCGTCGTGTTCATCGAACGGCAATGGCTGGTTGCGGATGAAGCACCGCGTCAGGATGTCGCCGAGGTTCGGGTTGTCGGCGAACAGGATGCTCAACGGCGTATCGAGCTTGCCGCAGAGCGTCTCCTCGTCGTGGCGATCGCCCACCTCGTAAACGTGGTGGATCGCGTGCCCCTTATGCCGACATCGGCATAAGGGGCATAATGCCGAGATCCGGATTATGCCGCATCTGCTCGGCAGGGCGCGGTTGGCGGTATGATCGCACCAATCCCATTCGGCATAATCTTCATCGCTCCAACAACATGGAGCACGACGATC